GGCGCACTTTTCAATTGGAATATTGGCGCACTTTTCAATTAGTATCTACAGCATAAATCCTGCACTTTCCATCAGCTTCAGTCTTAGCTTTAATCTTAATATTATAGCTACCTGAGAGGACTTTGACTTTTAGATTAGGATTGCCTGTTACATTACCAGCTCGTGATATGGAGATGTAATATAGGCTAGGCATTCCGCTTGATGTTGCAGATATAGACAAAAGAATTGAGCCTGAAACTGGAGTGCTTGTAGTCTCAAACAGAAGTACACTATACGCGCCTTGGAACTCTGATAACACACCTGATGGCATTAATCCTTTATTGGAAACTGTAGCCACTGCCATCTTATTACGAATACTATCAACTACTCCCGTGGCTGTAATATCAATCTTCTCCATCATACCTTTGTATTTTTGAGGGTCAAAGGATAGGGTAGGAAAATGGATACTCCAAAAGTCTCTTATGTTTTGGTATTATTTATTAACGTCCAATCTTTCAAAACCTCTCCATTGCTACGAATGGTTTTAATATATATTCTTGCAGAGTTGGTAATATATAAATGGGCCGTGTATTGAAACCCTCTTAGCGCTAATAAAATTCCAGTGCCCATATTATTTAAATTATCAGTAGATGAATATACACCGGCACTGATTTTACTATCGTATTCTTCATTTAATATATTCTTACCTTGTTCAAATCCATTAGCTTGCATAAGTCCCTTGTTTGCTTCTGTTGCAGCAGGCAGTTTTTCTCTGATTAACTCAACCACATTGGCATCTGTTATATTAACCTTTTCTATCATATCCCTTGTACTTTTGAGGGTCAAAGGATATGACGGAAATAAGTAATAAACAACAATGAGCACAATAAAAGTAAAAGTTACTGAGCAATTTATATCGAGAACGAGTAAGGAAGGCAGGGGAATAACCCCTGCTAATAATTAGTTATCTGCATGACATTTATATATGCTTCTGTACTTCTCCCATTTTTTACATATACATTGCCATTTGACGTTTTTTTATTCAATATGATTTTGCCTCCAGCGGTAAAATCAGTTGAAATGCTATTTCCATCGCTCAACAGTATATTGGATGATACTCCGGCACCCACCATGATTAGAGCTGCCGCACCAGAATCGCTATTTCTTACCAGATATGCCCCATAATAAGCAGTACCCAAATCATATTCCTCCCCCGGTTGTAATGTCAGTCTCCAGGTAGGGAACATCTCATTCCTGATATTCTTTATATTGAGCTGCCTTGTGATGGCATTTATCACGTTTGTGTCTGTTATCAGAACCTTCTCTATCATATCCCTTGTACTTTTGAGGGTCAGAAGATACGAATGAAAAAGAATGTATTAGGAAATATTCTATTTAGTAGTAAAAATCATTTCCATTGAGTCCAAACACCATTGACTCGTGACCTCTTATACTCTTTCAGGTCGATAAAGGATATTGCTATTTGTACAAAATCAGCTGAACCTATAACTTTGACCCAATAAAAGCTATTAGTTGGAATGTTTGCCACATTATTCCATACGCTATATTCTCCAGCTTCTACAAGGTTGTTTAAGTCTCCATCTTTAACAATATTTGCTTTGTTCATTTGCAAATTAAGGTCGCTTTTCTTAATCTTCACCGGTTCACTACTTGTTTCCCCATAGAAAAAATCTGCATCATCCTTAACAGATAAGCTGTTCAAGGCTTGACTTATGTTTACCTTCTCTATCATACCTTTGTATTTTTGAGGGTCATTAGAATACCCTTTTTGGTTAGGCTGTTGAATAAGACTACCTTCACCGCAAAAATGGTTTACGCATATATTCGTGTGTCGACAGACAAACAGACTGTCGAGAACCAAAGGTTCGAAGTCCAGAAATTTGCAACGGAAAAAGGACTTGTAATAGATAAATGGGTGTCCGAGAAGGTTTCCGGTACCAAAATTGCTAACGATAGGAAATTAGGTCCGCTTCTCAAGAGGATGAAGAAAGGCGACACTCTAATCATAACAGAAATCAGCCGATTAGGAAGAAACCTGATGGGTATTATGTCAATGCTTCACCTCTGTATGATTAAGGAGACTTGCGTTCTTACTGTCAAGGAACGTTACGAATTAGGTAATAACATCAACAGTAAGGTATTGGCATTCGCTTTCGGTTTATCCGCTGAAATTGAACGTGATCTTATCAGTCAGCGAACCAAGGAGGCCCTTGCTTACAGAAAAGCTGCAGGAATACGACTTGGTCGAAAAAAGGGGGATAAAAACACGCATTACAAGCTGACTGGAAAGGAAAATCTTATCCGAACTATGCTTGACTATGGTTATAGTAAAGCCGCTATTTGCCGGAAGTTGAAGTGCAATCCTAAAACATTGGATGACCATTTGCGGAGAATGCATGTCCTACATAAAAATTAAGTCATACATTACTTTTGCCTCTGTTTTTAAATTCATAGTTATGGCAAAAGCAGAAATCTTATTCAAGGTCATCCGCAAATGGGAAGGCGGATGGAGTGACCACAAAAATGACAAAGGTGGCAAAACCAATATGGGGATAACCTTGTCTACGTGGAAATCATGTGGTTATGACAAGGATGGTGACGGAGACATTGATGCGGATGATTTACGCATGATTACTCCGGATGACGTTTTTCATGTTTTCAAGAAGTATTATTGGGACCGTTACCAAGCGGACTTCATACACAACCAGTCCATTGCGAATATCTGTGTGGATTGGGTGTGGGCCTCCGGACGTCCCGGTATCACAAGAGTACAACAACTACTGCAAATCAATGTAGACGGCATCGTAGGTCCTCAGACGGTTGCAAGTATCAATCTGGCCAACCAACGGCAGCTGTTCGAAGCTATCAAGACAGACAGAATCCGGTTTATTGAAGATATCTGTAAAAGGGACCCGTCGCAGCTTGTATTCCGGAAAGGATGGCTGAACCGAATCAATGATTTCAAGTTCTCTGTCTGCTGAATTCTTGTCCTTTTTTCCACTCTTTTCAGCCTTTAGTTTTGTGTCCGGAACTAAAGGCTTTTTTATGGTAATAACTGAAGAAAAGAGTTTAATGACCTCCGAGAAATTCAATCGAGGAGTTGAGAACTGGACGTGGAAAGTCAAGAATACCTCCGTAAATATTCTACAACGGACACACGCAACCGGAAGATTGCGTAGGGAACTGCAATCCCGTTGGCTGAAAGACCGTGAAGGTGGACCGGCTTATGTCGGTCTGGGTTTCCGCTTTGCCCGGTATGGTGCGTACCGGGAATATGGCGCCGGGCGTGGATATATCGTCAAGAACGGAATTATAATGAAGGGACATTCGGCATGGAGCGATAAGAAGAAACGTCAGGAACTGCGTTCTTTACGTGTTTCTGAATATCGCATCCGGCGCATGCGTACCGTTGATGAACACTATGCCGTTATCCGGCGAAGTCCCCTACCCTGGTTAGACCCTCCCATTGTGGATAACATCGAATCACTGGCTGATTTATCCGGAGAGTATTACGGTGACCAGGCACTCAAGAATGTGCTTCAGAAGTTTGATAAAATAACAATCGAAAAACGTTATGGCAAAAAGTGACAAGACAGTCAAAAGAGGTGTCTACTTGTACATTGATGGCAAGGAAATTAAGAATGACATCAATTCCATTGATTTGGAGATGAAACGCCTACAGCGTGACATTAAGGAAATGACACGCGGCTCTGAGGAATACAACCGCACCATGGCGAAGATACAGCATCTTCAGGGGATTTTAAAACAGCATCGCCAGGAGATAAAAGGCATCACCACCGAAACCAAGAAAGCGACTGTCAGTATTGGCAGTATGGTGGACTGGTTCAACCGTTTCGGTGGAGTTATCTTGTCCGTAATAGGTTTCCTTACCGGTTTTACCCTTGCCTTGCGTGCCATCAGAGACGAACGCAACAAGTTGGAGGAGTCCCAGGCCGGGCTGAAAGCCTTGACCGGACTTGATGATGACAGCATTGCCTGGTTGACCGGGCAGGCCAAGACGCTTTCCACCACCATGACCAAAGAGGGCTTGCGTGTCCGCCAGTCGGCAGCCGAAATCCTGGATGCGTTCATGCTGGTCGGTTCGGCCAAACCGGAACTGCTGGGAGACAAGGAGGCTCTCAAGGCTGTTACGGAGGAAGCCATGCGATTGCAGGCGGCAGCCAAAGACATCACCCTGAACGAAGCGGTTGATTCACTTACTTTATCACTCAACCAATATGGGGCAGCGGCAGACCAGGCTGGACGGTTTACCAATGTATTGGCTGCCGGCTCCCAGGCAGGTTCCGCCAATATTGCAAGCCAGGCAAAGGCTATCCGGAATGCAGGTACCGCAGCGGCTTCGGCCAATGTTCCCATTGAACAGACGGTCGCATTGATTGAAACGCTTGCCTATCGGGGTATAAAGGATGAAGTGGCCGGAACGGGATTGAAGAAATTCTTTCTGGTTCTTCAGACCGGGGCAGACGAAACCAACCCCAAAATCGTCGGGTTGGATAAGGCACTGGAGAATCTGAAGAACAAGAATATGGACGCAGGCGCTATCAAAAAAATGTTCGGGGAGGAAGGCTACAATACCGCATCCGTAATCCTTCAGAACACGAAGATGGTGAAAGACTTCACCGCTGCCGTCACCGGTACCAATGTGGCGTATGAGCAGGCGGCCATAAACAGTGATACTGCACAGGCCAAACTGGAGCAGGCACGTAATAAGATGAAGCTGGCAGCCATTGACCTTGGCGAGAAGTTGAATCCGGCTCTGACGGTGAGTACGAATATGCTGACCAATGTGCTCAAATATTTACCGGGATTGATTGACTGGTGCAAAAAATGGGGTGGTACTGTATTGTGGCTTAGTACGATATTGCTTGTATATGCTACCCGGCTGAAGATAATTACAGCATGGTATTCTATTTGGAATTCACTTACCAAAATTGCGACAGTTCTCAATTTGGCTTATGCCGCATCAATGAATACATTGTCTGGTTATACAGTGACATCATTTGGAAACTTGCGTAAATTATCAATGCTCATGCAAGGACATTCTGTTTTACTTAAATCACTACGTACCGCCACTTATTTATATGCCGCTGCCGTGCAGGTTTTACACGGGCGCGTTGATTTGGCTGCCAAATCGCTGAAAGCAGCTTGGACTATTATGTCCAGCAATCCGATTGGCTTACTGGTTACATTAGTTCTTGCAGCAGCTACCGCATCCTACAAACTGACACAACGCACCAAAGCTTATTACGACCTAAATAAAGTCAATGAGAAAATTACAGAAAAATCAAATGATGAATATGCGCGTCAATCATCACTGATTGAACAGTTGACCACCAAAATACACAATAATAATCTTTCCAATTTTGAACGTAAAAAGGCAATTGTACAATTGCAGGCTATTATTCCGGATTATAATGCAGAGATTGATAAAGAGGGCAAAATCATCAATGAAAACACAGAGGCACTTGACCGATATAATGCCGTATTAGCAACCAATATCGAATTAAAAGAGGTTGCCGACGAACTGGATAAGCACCGGATCAACCTGATGCGCCTTCAAAAATCCCCGGCATTGAGTGACAATTCACCGATGGGGTCGATGGCTCGCGAGGATGTTCGCAACAAGATTTCCCAAGAAGAAGAGATTGTTGAATCTTTAACTGCACGTTATAAGAAACTGGTACAAGAAAAATGGAAAGCATTGAATCCGAACACTCCTAAAAACAATCCCACCGGAGGCAATGACGGTGGAAAATGTCCGATATGTGGAAACAAACCTTGTACCTGCGATAAAAACAACACTTCCAAAGACAAGTTCGCCCAAGCTGAAGCCGACTACTACCGACGTATCGCTGACATCAAACGGAAGTACCTCGCTGACGATAAGATGACCCAGGAAGAATACAACAAGCAGATGCGGGATGCAGAAATACAACTGCTCAACGATAAGCTGAAGGTCAAGGGGCTTGAGCCTTCAGAGATTCAACGTATCAATGACCAAATACTTGATGCGGAAATAAAGGCGCGTGATGAATTGCGCAGGCTTGATGAACAGTCTGCCAAGGATGAAGAGAAACGCCGTAAGGAGCAGGCAGAAGAGACGTTTTCCCGTTTGGACAAAGAGTACCAAATGCAGGTGGAAGCTGCCGCCATGTATCATTATGAAAACAGGACTTCCGAGGAGGAGTATTTCAATGAGCTACGCAGACTGCAAGATGTATATTACCATAAGGTTCTCAATGACGCGGCAATCAGTGAGGAGAAGAAAAACCAGGTACGTGAACAGATGCGTAAACGTAATCTGAAGGATGCCCAAAAAGATGCTGAAGAAGAAAAACGGATTGAACGTGAGAAGTTTGACATACTGTCTGACCTGGCGAAAGGCTTCGGAGAGACCATGGCGCAATTCTTCACGGACTCCGAGGTGTCTCTCAAGGACTTCCTGAAGAATATTCTTACTATGTCGCTTGATGCGTTGGAACGTATGATGATTATGGCCGTTACCGAACGCACCATCAAGAATATAGGTTCACTCGGCTTCGTAGGTGTAGCTAAAGCTGCCGGAGAGATTGCTCTGATAACTGCCGCATTTGAGACAGCCAAAGGGCTTATCTCCAATTTCTACACCGGCGGCTTTACTCCGTCCGGTGACTGGAATCAGCCGCAAGGTATTGTACATTCCAATGAATTTGTCGCCAACCGTTTTGCTGTGGCCAACCCGAATCTGCGACCGATATTCGACGCCATTGACGTGGCACAGCGTAGCGGTAATGTTGGTAATCTGACAGCTGAAGACATAGCGGCTGTAGCAGGTTCCGGAAAGAGTACACGTACCGTACCAGCCAAGGCACCTGCTGCCAGCGCCACAACGACGACCAATGACCCGGCTATGGTGGCGATGCTGATAGAATGTACCCGCGTATTGCGGAAGCTTAAAAACAGGCTGGATGCCCCTTTGGTAGCGGAAACTTATGTTACCGGCAAACGGGGTATCAACCAGGCACAAAAAGAATATCAGAAGTTGAACAACAATAAATCACGCAACAAGCAATGACAGAATTATACATTGACGGGCAATTGGCCGCCCTTCCTGAAGGGTTCAACATTACGTTCACCTCCGAGAATCCGTATTTCACCCGCAGTTCCAATTACTCCTTGGACATAGAACTCCCCATGCCTGCCAATCATGCCATATTCAAGCACGTGAACAGACTGGATGTGACAAAAAAAAAGACTATCCTTCCGGCCACACTCATCGTTGACGCCAGATGCCTGCTTTACGGCAGTGCGGTTTTACTCTCAGTAGAAGATGCACTGGTTAAGGTACAGCTCGTATCGGGTAATGCGGAATTTAATCTGCTGACGAATGATGATCTGTATATTGACGAACTTGATTTAGGTACAATCAGTTGGCCGAACAACAATCAGAACCGTTTCCAGCCACCTGCCAATATGGTGAACTACTACGGTTCGGTGGACGACATTGAAGCTGTATGGTTGCCGGTGTTCTATCAGGAAGCCAAATGGGAGAACCTTCAAAACGATGCAATCTATGAGTTCGGCACGAACAATTTTACCCTTTGCCCCTATTATGGCCGTCGATGTGTACAACCATACCTTTTGACAGTCATCAAGAGAATAGTGGAGTATTTTGGCTATACGTTCGATACCTCCTTCTTTGATAACAATTTCTTGCGGAACGTTTATGTATGCAGCGCGGTAAGCAGCAACCGGGTGGCCGCCGCATTGCCGCACTGGACTGTTTCCGAATTCTTTGATGAACTGGAGAAATTCCTTTGTGCGGTTACAGTGGTCAACGAACGCACCAAAGTGGTGAGTCTCGTAGGGCTTAACGATTATTTTACAGAATCCGGAAAGGAGATTATTCCTGCATCCTCCCTGCTACGGGAGTTCACTGTGGATATTGAAGATGAAAAGAATGAGAAAGACTTGAGCACTGGCAATGTGGGCTACAATCTACCTTCCCATACGGATGACGGCTATCTGCGGATTGAAAGGGACATCATAGAAGCTGCATACAAACAAGAATATGATTCTTACGATGCAATGCTGGCCGCATACAACGGAATGGGTGACAGTGACAAGAAAAGTACAATCTTTATTGTTGGTAAACGGTATTATATCAACTACAATGAAAATGATAAGAATACGCTGCGTGAAGTCAATTTGTATGCGGATTTAATCCGTGACCCGGAATCGTCCGATGTAGAGACCTCACTCGGAATCGTCCCGGCTAAAATTATTCAGTTCAATGTCGGTGTGTATGGCTCTGTAGCTGATTACGATTTGTCCCGTCCGTACACCTCCATGGTATTGAACATACCCGCGGTGGGCTACCAGGCTACTGTTGCCAAGCAGGAGCGCTTCAATGTCCAGGAAGCCATAAACGGTGACGTGGAGCTGAAGGAGAAGCAGGGAAAAAACGGGCACATGGAAGTGGCTGTCAATACCGGTAAGTTCAACCGGCAGAACGTAACTTACAGCGGTCAGACACATGCCTATGATTATGCCTATCCTTTTACGGACTACCAGCAGAAGACCGGAGCACAGCTCACGGACTTCCTTCCGTATTCCCTAAGCTTGAACGATGTTTGTCCGGACAGTGTCGGACATCGGTTGTCGACACTCAGTCTGTTTCACTCCAATATCCCTTACACAATCCAGTTCCAAGCCAATAAGCTGCCGGATGTGAATAAGGTGTTTCTTATAGGCAACAAGCAGTATTTGTGCGAGAAGATTGAGACGGAAATAGATGTCGATGGATTAAGCAAGGTACTGAAGGGGACTTTTTATCGGATAGAATAAAAAAGCTCTTTTTATTTGCATAAAGTAGAATTTTTACTACCTTTGCATCATTGAAACAACTAAGATATGGTTAAATCAAGAGAATTTCATAGTCAGATACTGAAACGTGGAAAGAAAAGAGGATGGCACTGGATAAAAGGTGAAGGAGACGGGAGCCATCGGATTTATGAAGACAAGAACGGTATCAGATACCCGGTGCCCTACCATGGTGCCAAAGAAATGGGTGAAGGACTAAGAAAGAAAATTATCAGGGATATGGAGCTTGAATAAGCTCCCCCTTTTCTCTATATGTTTGAAAGGAGGATTTTATTATGGGAAAACTTAAAGTGACAATTGAAAAAGGACCGGACTTGTTCGGTGCGTGGGCTGACAATGTTCCTGGTATCTATGGAGAGGGTGAAACTGTGCAGGAAACAAAAGAGAATCTTCTTACCTCCATTGAACTGTATAAAAAACATAATTCTACAGTCCCTAAAGAATTACAGGGAGAAATATCCGTAGAATGGACTTTTGATGTACAGTCGTTCCTCCAATATTATAGCGGTATTTTTACCAAGGCTGCACTGGAGCGTATAACGGGGGTCAACCAGAAACTCTTGGGACATTACGCATCAGGTTTGAAAAAACCGCGTAAAGCTCAGGTTGAAAAAATAGAAAGCGCATTGCATGGCTTTCTGAATGACATAAGCCAGGTGCACTTGGCATGATGTAAATTCCGATAATGGATTGAAAGATACTTCTCGGTCAATCGCGAGACCGTAAGGTTTTTAATGACAATTAGGAGGGCTTCCACGGGTTGGAAGCCTTTTTTTTGTTTTCCATTTTTGGATATGTGAAATATAATTAACACCTTTGCAGAGCCCAATATAACATAGCTATACATTTATCAACATGAGTCCCTTTTCAAAACGTAATCCGTAAAATCGGGTTAAGGTGTGGCTATACCTTTGGGCGCGTTTTGATAAGGGATTCGCCATTTATATATATGAGAACTACAATTGAAGTATTTAGTATTCAAATTAAAAGTAAAACCGATGGTTTATTTGATTTTTCATCTGAACCAGACTTATTTGAAATTATATCTAATGAAGAAAGAGGATTAGTCCATCACATTGATATATCCGGAACAGGGGATGTTCCAACTTTACAACGAACTGTTAGAATTCCTGCCAATGAAATATCAGATGAAGGAGAAACTTTAAAATATTATCATAGAAATATAAATAGTAGATATATTTGTGGTATCATAGAAACCGGTGCATACGGTAAAGAGTATGAAATAGCCAACAAAGATACTCCCAAAAATGTTTCATATACTGTTGGCAAAGAACAAGCCATTATAAAGCCATTTTTTTATTTTTTGAAAATTCCACGTCATGGAACAAAAGCATTGCTCATTTTAGAAAGAACTGACAATGAAGGTATTTATCCCCTGATGAATCTGTTGTTAAAGAATTTTCTAGATCGCACTTTTGGAGTTGAAAAATTATTCAAAATTGAGAAAAACAATATCGTACTAGGTGATTATATCGAAGACTTACAATCCGGTAGATATAGGTCTGTTACATTAACAGCAAATCAACAAGCAACAGATTGTGCGGATCGTTATTTTGGTAACTTAGAATCTACAGATTTTACGATGGAGTTAGTTCTTAAATTCAAAAATCATTTAGGAGAGGATAAGCAAGAACACATTAGGAAATTAGTAAATTCTGGCAATACATTATTTGATAATACTGAATTAAATACTATCTTTGATAATTCTAAGAGAAAGGTTGTAACAACTGTTGGTACTGGACGACAAGCAAGGACCAGAACGTATTATTTAAGTTCAGAACAACGTGATTTAATTCGTCCCTATTATGATATAGATGTAGAAAGCAATGATAAAAATTTCTCCGACTATATTTCAATTAAAAGTATTGTAAAGAGGTTTGTTGATGAAAATTCAGAATTTTCCGTTTTTAATTAAAAATGAAATTTGCATACGTAAACATATCAGACATTTTTAGGCAACAGCAAAGAATCATACAAGCAGGTACTGATAATTATAGCCTCTTTTATGTTATACCTATAGTTTGTGGTCTAATATTTAGTATCATTTTTTATAAAGATACGAGTAATGTATTGAATGTATTAACATTATTTTTATCTATTTTCATTCCAATATTCATAAATTTGTTAGCCACACTGATTTCATTCGTAATGAATAAAATCGTAACGCGACACAATAAGGAGCGAGTTCCTCTTATCAAAGAAACATTTTATAATATTTGCTATTTGATTCCAATTTCGCTATTACTTTTAATTTTATCACTATTTATGAATTTATCATGGGGAAGGAATATTGAGATAGAAATTTGCAACAAATATTTAACCATTTCATTTTCTATTCACCGTTTAATGTTGACCTTGATAGGGACAATGTTTTATGGAGGAATTATTCATATTATGCTGAATCTATTAATGATAACTAAACGTATTTTCAAGTTGTTTGATAAAGAAATAGATTTACTGACCGATGAAAAACCGAATACGACATCTTCTACTACAGCACATACTGATGCAAATGCATTGGATGGTGAAGAATAAATAAACGACGCGTATATATTATCACAAATAATTCTCGAAGTTCCTATACATAACCACACGTTTATTAATATAAAAAATTAGAAAAGCGGAGAAATAAAAAATCTCCGCTTTTCTTTTGCTATTTCAAAAGAAACCCGCATCTTTGCAATGCGAAACATCCATGGAATGTTGTCCATGCCGTAGAGCGCGGTTAATGCTCATAAGTTAATGGGCTTTTTTTATGCCCACACTGAAGATATGTAGAAGTTTGCTTATCAACAAGCTTATACGGCTGTCTTTCCCACATTATTTCAATGCTCCGGCATGGATACTAATGGATGTTTCGCGACACGGGAAATGGCAGCCGTTTTTCTGCCTATTAGCGAAACATCCATTAGTATGAGAAAATCAAATCAAAGCGCCCGCGGACGCTACGTATCCGCAGAGAAGGTTCAAGAACTGTTTGCCCAGTTAGGTATTGAACTGTGCGCCGGACGTAAACGTATCCGTGCAGCACGTAGCGACAAATCCATTTCCATCTATGTCAATGGTGGGACAGTCAACATCACCTTTAATGAGAAAGGAGGCAAAGCATGATGTTCTTTGTTTACCATCTGCAGACCTATTCACCCAAGAACCGGGCATGGAAAAAGGTAATTGACTATGTAGAGAAGTATAAAGATGTTCTTATCAAGGATGAACTTTCCCTGGATGCACTCAAGCATGAAATAGGCGATGTGGTCAACCGCATTAATGCTAAACACCCGAACTTGAAGCGCATGAAATGTACTGCTACCCCTTTGGGACGTGATTGTACCATACGTATCGAGGCCCATGTCATAAGTGGCGGATGCCCGGACACGGTATTCTTTCTCGATATTTGCAAGGTACGTTCCATTTTCCAATTTAGTGAGAAGGCGAATATGCTGGAACAGAAAGGAGGTGAGAATGGATAATACTACCGTTAATGGAATTGTACTTGACGATTCCATATCTAATTGCTTATTGAAATTGCAAAATAATCGAGCGGCATCTCTTGCAGAATTGTTGGATGACAGTATCGGCTTTCTCCTTGAATACAGTGGTTATTTCTATGACAATTCAAAAACATTTTTGGATGTTTTAGCAACATTACATAATGCCCGTACCGAATTTTTAGGCCTTATCCCTAATCAGAAAGGAGGTGCCCAATGAAAAAGCCTATAGGATTCCGTTCTTATCAAAACGACGAAGAACCGGACAAACGAGACGAATTGGAGAAGCAACAAGCCGAGCGGCAGAAAGCCATAGCAAACTTCATCGGCCAGAACTATTCACCCATCGGTACCACTTCACAGAAATGTTACAAGACCACCGCTGAACTGGTATATGAGCTGTCGAACATTGTCGATGTCGCTCCGATGGCGCTGGCCAAACAACTGGCTGATGCCGGGTACCATGTCGAATATTTGGCAGGACAACCCTACTGGGTGATGTACGAGAGAGCATAAATTCGTGCGGCTGCACCTCATTTTGTACGAACTTGTACAAATCGGTGCAGCCGCATTTATTTGATAAATAAAACGTTATGAATCATCCGCACGATTGTACGGCTTTTGGCCCCTATTATAGGGTGAAGCTATTGAAACATTGCATGCCTTCCCGCTTGCTCTCATCCATGACGTGCGCATAAATCATCGTTTCCCGGATATTGCTATGTCCAAGCAATTTTTGCAGGCTGGATAAGTCTTTTGTTTTCCGGAGATAAATAGTTGCAAACGTATGTCTTCCTGTCTTGGCCGATATTTTTTTGTTAATCCCCAGTTCCTTGGCAATGGCCTTCAACTGTCGGTTAACGACCTGGTCACATTGAACGTTCCTGAACAGACGTCCTTCTTCCCTACCCTCTGCCCATTCTTCCAGAAGTTTTTCCGCAGGTACCGGCATCGGAATCTTTATCGGTTCCGGTTTACAGTTCCGGTTCTTCACCCGGTAGTAAGTCAGCACATCATTGTTTACCTGCTCGATACAGAACATACGTGCATCCGTAATGTGCATGCTCGTGAAACACATGAAAAGGAAGAAGGCCAAGGTCAGCTGAAGCTTTTCCGGCAATGTTCTTTGATAGTATAATTGCACAAACTGCATCAGCTCCTCCTCTGTCAGATAGTCCACATCGCTTTTTATTCTTTTGATATGGAATTCCTGGAAAGGATTTTCTTCTATATAGCCCTTTCTGTAGGCTGCAGTGACATATATCTTGATGGTGGACATATTACGTTGTGCGGTTATCTCCGTATTTCCAAGCTCCTTTTTCATGTAAATCAGGTAGTCAGTCAGATAATCCGGAGTAAGGTCCCGGAACTGTAACAGTTCATTATATGCCTTGAACTTTTTCATACAGCTCAGATGATGCTTGAACGTTCCCATCTCTATTCGCCGGCTGTAGGTTTTCATATGCTCCTTCACGAAATCATGGAAAGTCTTATAATCACTTGGATTGTTATACTCCCGCATGAAAATATCTTTTGTCAAAGCCTGGTTCCTCAGCCGGAACTTCACCAATATATCGTTGACACGTGCTTTCAGGTTACTCACAATAAGATTTATATCCTTTGCTTCCTTACTGTTTCCTTTGAGAAGTCCGCTTTTCTCGTCAAATTTAGCAGCAGGCACAGACACTTTGCAAGGAAGCATTAACTTTTCCTTACCGAGATAAAAGGTTATATATAGCGGAGCATTGCCCTCTTTGGTCAATCTCTGCTTGTTCTGGATGACTCTTACCGTACTCATTTTTGTTTTCTAAATTATTTCTACCCACCGGAAAAGTGGAACTACGGAAAGCTGTGTTTCTGCTATGTTACCTACTTTTTGCACAAATTCTGTCGAAATTGGCAAGGTAGTAAATCGTTGATACCCAGCTAAACGACGAAAGGCAAGCAGCCTTTTTATCGACTACTTGCCTTATCGTTGTGATTCCGTTGCGATTCGAACGCAAGACCCACGCCTTAGAAGGGCGTTGCTCTATCCAGCTGAGCTACGGAACC